GACGACTCTAGCTCCTTATCTAGCTGCTCCTCCCTGTACTTCTCTAGTGCATCAGCAGTACTAACACCTACATTCTCTACAATGAACCCTAAAGCTAATGCTAACGCATCTAATCTATCGTCATGGTAAAGACTTCCTCTATCCTTAGTAACATGAGTTAGCTGATGTATCAAAGAGTAGCTCAGTTTAGTATGGTCTGCTACTCCTGCTTTGATGTCCTGTTTAAGGAGGGAGTAATCAATCACTAGTTTGTGTTGGTTCAGCAAAGGCTCTACTATGTCTATGATCCTGAGTTCCTTCTGCTTACTGACTCGTACCTCTTCTACTGTACAAGGATGTATACTCTTCAGTACTGGCTTAAGTAGCTCACTAAACATGCCATCACCAAAGTTACTCTCTACTACCATGATGTGTGCTTCGTGCTTCTTAGCTACATGTGCTAATCGTATAAGGTTCTCAGGAGTATAACCACCATGAAAGCCTCCTACCTCTGCTATAAAGATAAGACCGTGCAACTGTTTAATGACTGCATACCCTGTTTCATCCCTACCTCTACCACTAGGATCAATACTCATAACACAGTACTCGTAAGGAATGTACTCAGAGTCCACATGACTAGCTCTATAGAAGCAGTCTCCTGTAAAGCCTACATTAGGCAAGTCATCTACTACTAAGTCCCTCCTAGAGCCATACGTTAAGCCTATAGGGGCTTTCTTTAGACTCAAGTCATGAACTATGAAGTCACTACACTTAAGAGGGAACTTGTCTGCATCACTAAGAGTAGTATCTAGCTGATACTGTAGCCTAAACCAACTCCTACCGATACTCGCCTCACGCTCAATAAGGTCTGTATTTGTAAATCTAATGTCTGTACAGTCCCCTTCTTTTACTTTTCCTTCTTCTAGTGGCTGACTAATGAAAGGAGCAAGAGTACCTCTATATATTTCTATATTCTCAGGATACCTAGCAGGGTATACTATAGTCCTGAAGCCCTTGTCTCTCATCTTATTATAAATACTCTCTCCACTTTGAGGAGTACCTAGCATAATGATCTGTGCATCTAGTGTAGTCTGTAAGATAGCATCATACTCAGCAACAGTAGCAAGTAGTTTAGCTCTCATAAGCTCTGTAGCACTATTCTGTAAGCCCTCGACATCGTCTGAAATCAATATACTTGCACGATTCCCTTGTAACTGGCTCGTAATACCTAAACTCTTAACACTAGGCTGTACTGTTACTTCACAACCACTTACATCAAAACTCTTAACACTGTTACGCATATCCTGACTAGGGATTAAGTGTTCTAATAGAGGCAAGTCAACAATCAGCCTCCTTATAAACTGGGCTATCGCCTCTGAGTGACTACCACTCTGACTGACAATAACTACTTTTTCATTTGGATTCCTTAATAGTCTCCACGTTACATACGCTCCTGTAATATATGTCTTCCCAATCCCTCGGAAAGCTTCTAATAATAATCGTTTGTCTCCTGTCATCAATGTCTTTGCCATGTCTAATTGGAGAGGTGTAGGAGGAGGTAAATTAATACCCCTCCATACATACTCCAAGTAAACCCTAAAGTCATTGATAAGCACTTTAAGCTCTTCTTGTCTCACATTTACTCCATTTTAGTCTTTAAGCAATTAAGCTCTTTTAGTTAAACATCTCTAATACATTTGTATCTTTTAGCTCATCTACTAAACTCATCATAGGCTTACTTTCTACAATGTCTACAGTGATCTCATTCTGTTTAAGGAACGTATTAATCGCTGCTAACTCTGTAGGCTTTAAAGGCTCACCACTCTTAAGTAAGTTTAAGTAGTAGTCAGTCTGTAAGTCATGTAAGGAATTTAGGCTCTCTATACTAGCTTTACTCATATTGGGTATCCTTTACTTTAGCCCCATCCTTGTGATTTATTCCATTCATGGACAGCCTTACCTACCATAGGAGCATATACCCCCGGTAAGACCCCATTAACCATGAGACCTTTGCCATAAGCTGATCTCCATAGTACACCATTCCCATCTGTTATATCTAATCCTAATGTCGTGAAGGCGTTAAAGGTATCTTGTAGTCGTTTAGCGTTAACACCTCCTATTGCACTGAAGGCATTATACTGTCTAAAACCACTCCCCAGACCCTTACCTGTGAAAGTCTTAGAAGCGGTATCAAGCATAAAAGCCACGGGAGCTAAGTAGTTGCTCTTCATTCCTATATGCAGAGCCATAGCACCCAAATTAGTAGTACCATCATAGTTAGTAAACTTCCTATCTTTTTCATGACGCAAGCCTAGCTTAACTTCTAAGTCTTCCTTAGCGAAAGTGGTGGCACTCAATACCATACTCTGTAATGTAACGGCTACAGCTAGTCTAGCATCTGCCTCGCGAAACCCTTTAAGAAGCAGGGACTCAAACGCTTGAGCAGGAAAACCTAAGTACTGTGTAAATAACTTAGCGAAGTTATTATTACTGCTAAATATAGAAGGCATATGAATCCGCTCTCCTAAGATAACATCGTGTCTACTCAGGTTACCTAGATACCTATCTAAACTCTTAGCAAGATCAGGAGGCAGCTTAGTAAAGTCCAGTCCATTATCCCTACCATTTGCATCTCGTATTGTTATACCCTCTTTAAGGGCTTGCAATCGCGTGAGATCATTAGGATCAAACTGCATACGGATGTAGTGTTGCTTATCCTTCTTAGTTAACTTCGATATATCCATGTTGAACATGTCATCTATCTTAGTCATGCCTACAGCTTTTCTTATGTTCTCTGTAACAGGAGCTAAGAAACTAGCTTGCATTACTTTATTAGTCATGTAGTTTACTCCCTTCAGGAACTTACTACCTTCGTGTACTAGCTCATCTCCATCCATAAACCTGCCATAAACTTGGTGGTCTAAGGTATCAAATGCATTCATGAAGACTTGTACCTGTCTCATGGTATGATTAGTAGGAGGAAGCCCTCTGACAGCGTTGTGTAAGTCTGCGGCAGTCATGCCTATAGCTTTAAACCCTGCTAATATCCCTCCTCGGGTAAACATAGTGAAGCCTTCAGATGCTAGTGCAGTCAGTCCGAAACCAATACCCATTGCCATAGTATTTGTCTTAAGGATTACTTGTGTAGCCATACTCGTAAAAGCATGAGGGTTATCTGGAGTCATCTGGGTATTCCAGATATGTTTGATCGAAGTCTCTGCATTCCTCAGCTCATTTTTTATCTTCGCTGCATCATGCCCTCCCGCCTTCTTAGCCTCTTCTCTTAATCCAGCTAAGAACTTTTCAAGTCCTTTACTATCTGAGAAGCCCAGTGCTTGTTGGGTAGCAATCCTTCCCGATAAGAACTTACTATTACTATTTACATAAGCAGAGATATTAGAGTGGAAGTAGTCCTTTAAGAACGACTCATCAATGTCAGGAATAGTCCTGCCGTGGGTTACATTTACAAAGAAAGCATCACTCTCGTCCTTAGATGCAAGACGCAAATGGGCATCAATAGCTTCCTTATTTAGACGAGCGTCAAACTTCTTGCCTTTAATATCAAGCCCACCTTCTTTTAACTTAGCTGCTCTTTCATTTAATGCCTTCTTTAACTGTCTCTTCTGGCCTTTAGTAACAGTACGAACTGTACCATCTGGCATAGTTATATCAACCTTCTCTCCCTTCTTAAAAGAATGCCCTTTCTGAGATAGCTTTAAGAGTTCGTTTTTAATACTATTAAGCTCTTTTCTATTAGCTAGAATCTCTTTCTTTAGGTGTCCTTTTCTTGCACTCTTATAGTCCAGTTCAAACTTAGCTTGCCCAGCTTCGTGTATCTTACCTATATTCCAGTTATGCCTGAAGTAGTCATCTTTGACTTCCACTCCTGCCTTCTTTAGCTCCTGTTTAATAAACTCGTTGTACTTGGCATAAGATTCAACAGCTACTTTGTATTGATCTGTTACCTGTTTACCATTGACATGATTAGCATACTCATCGTTAAGTCTTTTCTCAAAACTAGCCTCATCTAGATTTATGATCTTTCTCTCAGCATTAAGAGATTGCCTTAGAACACCTGCGCTCTTATTAAACTGTACCTGCCTACTTCTAATTGTATCTCTAGTATGTAGTACATTACCCGCGTCTGCTGCACTAACATCTATGTCGTAGCCTAGTTTGCGTATCAACTCAAAAGAAGACTTCTTAAGGCTACCTAGTATAGAAATTGAAGCAGCGTTACCATATTCATATGCAGGTAAGTCTCTAGTAGTAGGAACTAGCTCACCACTTGCACTAACCTCTCTTAGTTCCCCTGTTATATTATCTATTACAACAGTACCCACTTCAGGCTCACTAGTGTCTAGCCTCCTACTTCTAGCTGCTTTGATTCCATAGCCTACACCATACAGCCCTCCCCCTATACCAGCCCCTAGCCAAGTGGCTAACTCTGTGGCTTCGTGGTTGTAGGTAGCTGATGCTCTTTGGAGATGGGCTTCAGATAAGTTCCCTGCTACTGCACCAGACCCTGCTGCGATAGATGCCTTAGCAACAAGTGCCGCCCACCCTCCTCCCGGTAGGAATGCAAGACCTGCTGTTATAGCAATATCCCCTACGTTATAAGGGTCAACAGCGGCAGGTATAATAGACCCTACAAAGTTAGTTACCATATGGTAATCTGCTAGTACTTGGTGATTCTCATGTGCTTTCGCATTACGGTATAGAAAGTTATCATACGTCTCTTGGCTTCGTATTGAACCATCTTCAATGCCTTGTGCTATAAGGAGGAGAGGTACTCCTGATTTAGAAGCCTCTTCTACATTTAATTCCCAGTTAGGATCAGCAGGAGCGTCATGATCTAGTCCGTACAAAAACTCAGCTACAAAAGGGTTTGTAGTCGCACTTATGGCCTCAATATAGGACGTACCAATCTTATCTCTTATTGCCCCTGTATCAGGGCTAATAGTATTGAAATACACCTGATCCGAGTCATCTTCGAGTGTGTATTTGTCTTCAAGGGCTATAGTAGGTACTTCTGATTCTGGAATGAAAGGAGTAGAAGTATTGGCAACATCTTCTGCAATTACAGGAACATCTTCTGCAATTACAGGAACATCTTCTGAAGGTACTGAAACAGCTTCTGTAGTTGTAGGAACACCTTGTTCAGGTTCTACTTCTGCACTTATAGTGTCTATATCAGTTGTAGCTTGTTCCATCATCTACCTCCAAATCGGGTATACTGAGCACGCAGCCTATCTCTTTTAGCTGTAAGCTTTGCCTTCATTTCTTTTGTTTTCCCATCAGGATCAGAAAGTCTTACGGTCAGCTTCTGTATTTCTGACATAATTGAATTGACCCTAGTCTTGTTCGCCTCCTTATAAGGGAAACCACCAGCTACAGGTATATCAATGTTCACACGCGCATTAGAGGAATCTTTGTGAACAGGTTTCATTAATTTGCCCTGTCTGGAAAGAGTGAGTGGCTTACCCTCCTTATCTTTCTTATCTAAAGTATAAGTTACTTTAGCCGCACCTTTAGCATCTTCTGTTATTTTATAGCTGATAATAGGAGGGTTAGCCTTACCCTTCTTAGAGTAGCCGATCTCATTATACTCAGTGATGCGATTATGAATCAAACCTGCCATCATACCGTATCCATTCTTTGAGTCCTCGGCATAGATTGATCCTAGCATAGTAGAGGGGTCATAACCTGCTTTCAAGGAAGCTCTCTTGCCTGTGTTAATGGCCACCCTAACTCTCCTCGCTCTTTCTTCAGGACTCCATCCTTTAGATGATGGGTTCGCTTTAATAGAAGGGAGAATATTAACCTTATAGTAACGGACAGCTTGATGTAGCATTTCCTCGTCTACTTCCATTTCCCCTTTAATGCCATAAGAGGAGGTAGTAGCAGGATCAGTAGCAGTAGCTTCGCTTCCTTTGTGGGTCTGCTCTACTCTGAAATTATCCTCTTCTTTAGCTGTAAGAAAGAGGTCATTCAACATCTTAGCAACTTCTTCCTTCTCCTCTGGTTGGCGGGTTTGTAGATAGAGAGCATGACTAGATTCTATATACTGCCTAGACCTAAAGTTCTTGTTCTCATTGGCACCTTTTAACCCCTCAGTTCGGTTTTTTGTATTTTCCTTAAACTCTGCTACCCACTCAGCATCTAATTCCTCTTTACTTTTAGGAGGTGCTTCACCAAGTGTATCTGCTCCTGTTAACGGAGTTTTCTCGACAGGCATGACTACATCCCGATCTCGACTAATAGTCTTCATGTTTGTATGAGAAGACGGACTAGACTCAGTCGGAGTAGTATCTTCCTCAGAAGGTGCTTCGCCTCGACTAATACTCTTCATGTTTGTATGAGACATCACTTGTTGTACTACATCACCTACAACTTTGTGTGCTTCATTGGCAACATTACCTGCCGTATTTGCTACTTCTTGTATAATATGTTCCATTACTTATCTCCAAAGCTAGTAGCCATGTTAAAGCTACTATTAACCATAGCATCCCACCCATCGACAATAATATCCGACACCCCTCTGGTTGGCATCTTATTGTTACTCCCGTGCTTACGCGCAAGATCGGCACTAATTTTTTGCAGACCCTTAAACGGACTTCCCCTATCAAGCTCAGTCTTTTCAGGCTCTTTCTTTACCGTTGTCATAAGCTTAAACCCTGCCTTGCTTGCTTTTCTCATCTCAGCCTCAGTCACATAGATGTGCATTCTTTGCGCTCCTTCACTTATAGAAATAGAATACTGCCCTGAGTGCAGTTCAGTTATATTCACCGTACCACCAAAGTCACCCCAATCACCTGTTCCTAGTAGGGGTTGTAGTTTAGCAAGCAGGTTGGGGCGAGACCTTATAATATGAGACACCGCTACTGAAATAGCCCCTGTCTGGTTGCGCTCCATATTTGTAAGTCCATCGGCATCCAAAGGGTATGCTGTTACAGCTAAGTCTCTAGGTAGTGATCTACTAGAAGGAAACATCATATTCACTACATCATCCACAGACTTCTCACCAAACTTTGACGCAACCCACATAGCTGTGTTTATTACAGTCTTTGCTTGATCGTCTGTAGCCGCAAATGAGATACCTCCTTTCTTTGTCATGGCTTGCTGCATCTCCCTAAATTTCTCATCGTAATTCCGCCCGAGCTGTGTCTTGATGTCTGACGAGGAGAGTTCTGTAAGTAATGCTGGTATCTCTGTTTGAGCTATACCTAATCCTGCTAATATGGATACTTTGTGTGCTGTAGAGTTTTCTAGTTCAGCAAACAGCACGGGATTTGTCATTATTGTCTTATTCCAAAAACGGGAGATACCTTTTGTCGCACCTAGTACTCTCGCTATGTTCTTTTCTGTCCTGTCTAATGTATAAGCATTAAATGCGCCTTCTACATTGGCGTTCAGTTGTGAAGCTAATAACCTAGCAGCCTTGTTTTGCATCTCTGGAGGCATTGACCTATGTAACTGCTCGAAGTAATTTGTATAGTCTGTCCCGTCTCCTTGTATCTCCAGCGCCACCATCTGTTGAAACCGTGTCATAGTCTTAGCGAACCATGTCTCTTGTACTGCTGGTTTTTGCTTTGCTACAAAAGCGTCATATGGTTTTCCTTGGAATACCCTCGCATCAACCTGTAAACCAGTAAGGATAGTATTGAAAACCTCTTGTACTGCTTTGCCTTGTGTAGTGGTAGCGAAATCCTTGCCGTTATCTAACCGTATTCTCTTTGTTTCTTCTATTAGAGTGGATAAGTCTTGTAAAGGGGTCGAGACACCCTCTTTTTTTAGAATCCCTTGTACATGTGCCTCATTAATCTGCTTATCATCCCAGTTAGGATGTTCTTTTTTTAATCGGGCTGTTCCCGGAAGGTTCCCATTATTCTGTACAAACAATGTTGCCTCAGCAAGTCTAGTGTTGTAGTGTGCTTGTTGTTCGTCAAAGTTAGAGTGTATAGAGTTAGCCTCGTCTATTATTGAGTTACTTAGGATAATCTCTGCGTTAGCTCTCGATAAAGGGAGCTTTGCTAGTTCCTTTTTATAGTCTGGAAGAGTAAGATTACCTAGTCGCCAGTTCTCACCTAGTACTTCTGCTAGTCCTTGTATATTCTCATTATAAACCCCTACGTCTTGGTCGGCTTGTGCCTCAGTACTTATTCCTCTAAATGCGGCTTGGAACGCGTCCTGCCCTTGTGCATACTTGAATCCTTGTTGGTAACCTGCCTCTATTCCTCCTTGTATTCTTCGAGCTAGTCTATCATCTTCAGATAGAGTAGTATCAGCTGCAAGATCAGACTCGAACTGAAGGGCTGCGGAGTGGCCTTCTAACTTAGCACGATGTACCTCGTCCCCTCTTTCCTCCACTGTACTCTCGTCATAGAGCTTACCTGCTAATTTAGCCGCTGCAACAGCCGCCCCACCAAAGTCGGGGATATTACTTGCCCCTTTACTATTTACACCTGATCCACCTGCTCCTACATATCCTATGTTTACAAACTTGCTCTCTTTAGCAGTAGCGTGTACTATGCTTCCTGTATTCTGGGTCACGTTCCCTTGTTTAGGAGTAGCTATGTTAGTTTTTGTTCTTTCTTGTTTTGCCATTAGTTTGTCCTATTATCGTCTAATGAAAGACGCGTTACCTTTAGGTTTTTTAGCTGCCCCTGACTTTCCTGGGCTATATGCCGATGCCCCTGCTCCTATTGCTGCCACTGCTACACTTGCAATCTGCATGCCCAGACCTTTTCTACTAGCTTGGGTATTATTAATATCTCTTTGCGCGTCTTGTATTCTCGATTGCGCGTCTTTGAGTCCTATAAGTGCTGTAAAGGCGGTTTCTTCTACTTCAGCCTCACTGTCTGAGATTATATTCCCTTTGGCGAACATAGCGTCATTCTCGTTTTCAAACATCCCTTGCATCACAGAGCCACCTGAGACCCCCCTTCCTTCTAACTTAGCCATATACTCCGCCTGACCAGCTAATGCATTCCTTTGTAGTTCGGTTAGTTCCATCCTTGCCCCTTCCTGTTGCCTGTCCATCTGCTGCGCATAGTTAAGGTTCTGGGAGATGGTATCAGCTATCACACCAATTTGTAGTCCCATTCCAGCCGCTGTTCTTTGATAGGCTGCGTCCTCGTCTGCCTTGTTCTTCATTGCCATAGTCGCACCTGCTGCTAATGCTGCTACTCCTACTCCTATTGCTACCATTGCCATATTATTTCCTTTATTTGTTTGTTGTTAGTCTAGCTACTTCTCTAGCTGTAGAGAGAGTAGAAGGTCTTATATCTTCTGTTAATTCTTTTAGAGCATCTTCTGCGTTAGTCGCCTTACATATGTGAACCGTTGTCCACATTACATCTTCGTAAGCGTACACTACCTTCCTAACCCCTGCCTTACTGGAAAATATACAAGGAGCAGTAGCTTCTATTTTAGTCTCTTCTCCTTCCCTATCCTCTGTTGCTACACTACATGATCCTTGTGTTATAATATTAATGTGTTCTGTCTTGTGTCTTCGTCCTGTTAGTATCGTTCCTTTAGGAATGAATAATGATCTTGTATACATCCCTCCTTTGAATATGTGTCCTGTGACAAACTCAAGTAGAGGTAGTTTAGCCAGATTATCTTCGAGGCTATCTATCTGGTCAGATAAAGAAAACGACTCTTTGCTCACTTCTTTGTCCATTACGCTGACCTCCCTTTAGGAGTATAAACATAAAGATCGTCATGTCCTTCTACAGCCTTAACATGATTCTGGAATATCCCTATATTCTTTAACATAAAGTATACATTCTTCCCGTCACTTATCTCATCCCTGTAACGCGTCCATACTTTAAATGTTCCTCTTCTAGTTCCGTCTAGCCAGAGTACATACTTTCCTTCTAGTCCTACAAAGTCCATTGCATCACAAATTACCCAACAATTCTCTCCCTCGTAGTATACATCTGCTTTTGTATTATTCATACTTGCCCTCATTGTCTCAATTGGTTATAGTTTACAGTCTATTTGTATTGCATTAGGATATATCTGTTTATCCACTACTTTCCTTACAGCCTTCCTTCCTAAATTAGGAACAGAGCAGTACTTAGTTACTACATAGTCTGCTGAGTTTCCTATAATAGCGGCAGTAGAACAACCACTAAGGATAAGGAGTAAGGGTACTAGTACTAGTTTCATCTTGTAAGCTCCACATAGTTAGTAATATAATGATCTCTAATTAGATCTGATTTATCTTTTAACATTCCTCTAACATAGTTAAGGAGTCTCTTAGGTAGACTAGGGTTGATACTTAAGCGCCCAGCACCATCATAATAATAACAGTCCCCCACATGCCTAAAACCCAAGCATGCCATTGGCTCCCTAGTAACAATATCAGAGTCATTACGGTATCGCTGGATATTCTTAAATTTCTTATTAAAGGCTTTAGCAAAGTCCTTTCCTCCTACTCTTGGTGATCCAAATGTAAATAATGAATCTGATTCCTTTCCTAAATCTGACAGTGCCAAAGTAGCTAAGGCTGCTCCCAAACTGTGTCCGGTGAATATGACATTACGTCCTGTTGATAGGATGTCATAGTCTATCTTCATCTTGGCCTTGATTGAATTATAAGCCTCTAAGAATCCCGAGTGTACACTTCCTTCAGGAGTAGTAGTCCTTACGAAATCTAAGTCCGTTTTAATGTCTTCTAAGTTTAACTCTGTCCCTCTAAACGCGAATACTAAAGTATCATCGTCATATAAAGTGTAACATTGTGTCCCTTTTACAGAATGATAAATAGGTGTAAATCTCTTACACGCTTGTATAAACTTTTGTGGTTCTAGGTAAGCGTATTCACTTAACACAGCCATTTGGTGAGCTACCTTCATATTCCCTCTCTTAATTTATTAATTGTTTCAAATTAGTTAATTATTACTATTTAGTTAATTATTACTATTTAGTTAATTATTACTCTTTAGTTAATTATTACTAACTACTTGCTTATTATTGTTGCTATTGTTGCCCCTAGTCCTGACTGACTCATCATTAGCATGGCGACAGCACCGAAGGCTGTCCACTTAATCTGTTGGAGACACACTGAGATTTCCTGTAAGGCCGCTGTCAACTCTGTTGTTGATATTTTGACCTCGCGGATTTCCTCAGTGTGTTCCTGTGATTGCCATTCCAGTTTTGAAAGTCGGGATTCAAGGTAGTAAGATTCTTCCTCGATATGTCCCTTCAATTCTTATCCTTTTGGGTATTTATCTTTCACAACTTGAATCTGCGCTTTCCACCCTTCAAGACCGTTGTGGAAGATGTCGTCCAGCTGGTCTGGGATTGGTGGATAAGCCAAGGCTCGGTCACGCTGGTATTTGTTGCTGTCGTAGATAGCCCTGAGTCGTTGCATTTCTGCGGTAATTAGTTTTTCATCTAATGTGACTACATTGCCTTCCGAATCTCGCGCCTCAATTTCATTATTGATTGTTGCAACAGAAATATGTGTGTTGCGAATTGCTAAATCTCTCATGCGCCAATCTCCATAACCGTAATTGATGACGCGCTTCTGCCGTGATACGCAGCATTAACAGCGATAATATTTCTATTGACATAAAGCGTGTACCCCACACTATTTGCATACACATTTGCAGACACTACTTTATAGGTTATTGCCACTGGAGTTGCTGGAATTGATGGATCGTCAAGCACTGACATTGTTTCAATATTTGATGCATAACCCGATGACTGTGATATTTGAAAAGTGCCGCGAGTAATTAAGCCTGACGCATCCCCAACGGCAATATCTGTGGAGTCTCTCTGTAATTTAACTGTGTGATGTGCTGAACAAGATGCACTTAAGCTAACATTGACCAGCAATTTTGATGTGCTAGATGTTGGTGTGATTGTGACAGACATATCGGGAATGTCCGTAAAAGTCTGCGTAAGTGCAGTGTAAGAGTCTGTTTTTAGCGATGACAAGACCTGTAAAACCTTGCCTCCACTGACCCCCGTCAGGCTTGACCCATCAATCACAGGCAATGCACCTGTAAGCTTCGTAGCATCAATCGTGGTAGCCGTGAACGCACCTGCTGAACTGATAGACGCTTTCTCTACACCATTGGCTTGGAACTTGATGTCCTTCGATGCACCATCAGCATTAAGCGTCAGGTGTTCTGATGAACTCTTAATCGTACTCATTTCGGATACCTCGCTTTAATTTCATTCACCGCATCCACCCATGTCGTGCCACCGTTAGCTTGGTCATCGAACTGCATCTCAAATTGGTTCAGCAAATCGTAAGCGGCTTTGCGGTTTCTTGCGTATTCTTGGCTGTCGTAGATGGCTTGGAGTCTGAGGATTTCTGCAGCTATTGCTGATGTTGTAGGTTCTGTCTGTAGTGAGTCGTGCCACTCTAGTACATCTCCACGAAGTACCCACTCAGCTTTAGGTGTCAATGATTGTAATGCATCTACTGTTGTTTTTTCGTTAGCCATTATCCTGCTACCTCCATAAGTGTAATCCTACATCCTTTTTTAATACTTGCACTATTCTCTGCAGGAAAAGATGTTGAGCCTGAATAGGATGTAGAACGCACTCTATGTTGGATTTTATAAGTGACAGCAGAAGACGTAGCAGGTGAGTCTAAACTAGACAAAAGAACAGTTGATGTGGAAAGGAAACCGTGGGAAGGCGCGCCTACCCCTGCCCAGTAATCGTAACCAGTTTCTGTAGCTGTGATTTCTGTACTATCTCTTAAAATACGGTGTTCTGCGTTCGCATTGTAAGATGTTCCTTTTATGTTGCACGAACCAGAGGCTACTGCAAAAACCTTACTACTAGTTGAAGTTGGAGTTATTGTTGCTGTAACACCTGTATCAGCAAAAGTAGTTGAGGTGGATGTTACTTGCAAAGATATGTCTGCACTCGTAACAACCTGTAAAACCTTGCCAGCACCACTCAACTTACTGCCAACAATCGCGGCAGACGCATTTATATCAGCGTTGGTTATCGTGCCGTCAGCTAGGTTTCCCGATGTGATGGTGTTCGATGCAATCTCAGAACTGGTGATGCCTGAGCCATTTATTGTTATAGCCATTTAGTTAGCCTCCAGTGCTTCTAGTCTTGCTGTTAATTCTTGAATTGCCCCAACGAGTAGTGGTACTAATTTAGATTGGTCAATGCCCTGCATATCAGGTACTTCATGTTCACCCATGACGGCTTCAGTGACAACCGTTTCACCATCCATAACTGCTGGCGTGACTTCGTACTCCTCCATCTTCATGGCATCTTTCTCGCCAGTGACACACTCAGGTACAATTGCCTGTGCTTCATGTGCGAGGAAACCATCGACTGTGGTATCAGCATCAGCGATGAAGTTGAATCGGGATGGCTTGAGTTCCTTGAGTCTGTCGATACTGCCGGACATGGGTGTTACGTTTTCTTTGAGGCGGTAGTCTGATGGTGTCGCATAAGTTGTGGATGATGTATTCGTGTTTATTTCGCCAACATAAGAACTGCCATTATAAAAAACCGCCATTGACTTATTAACACCAGACACTCTGCGAATCCGCACTTCCCCGTCAGGTTCTATTTTTGTTGTGTTATCACCAAATGATGTCCCACCAAATATCGTTTCGCCACTATTATTAATAGTCATCGCAGTAGTCCACGAGATTGCGGAGTCTGCTGTGCCTGATGGGGCTACTTGGAAAACGTGAGTTCCGTTGATTTGTTGATGCACACTAGCCTCATCAGCAAATATGCGCTTATATCCTGAGTTGTAATAGACGTTATTAGCGACTGAGAAATCTGAACCTGCCGAAGCATTATACCCGAACAGAGCGCCCATTCCACCAACTTGGAGTGCGGTGTAAGTATTCCAACTCTCAGGCGTTACACCAATCCCAACATTGCCCGATGCGTCCTTGACCACGGCTGTGTCGCTGCCCACTAAGGTTGTTGTAGAATCAGGCAAGGTGATGGTCTTGTCTGTTGAGGTAGCTGGAGCAGTCAGCGTAACAACGCCAGTTCCACTTGCATTTCCTTGAATCTTGATTTTACTCATTACGCAATCACCCAAGTTGAGCCAGAAGGAATTGTAACGCTGGAGCCGGATTCAATAGTGATTGGCCCAGCACTCAAGGCATTGTTGCCTGTCCCAATTACATAAGTCACTGGTGTCCCCACTATCCCTATA